AAAATGAAGCTGTTGATGAAGTACGTCAGCTAAAAGATCCTAAGAAGGAAACCATGGTTGTCGATAAAAAAGGCAAGACAATGGTTATCGATAAGTCTAAACAGGCTGCATACCTTGCAAAAGGTTGGAAGCTTGCTGAATCAGTTAATGAAGCTAAATCTAATCCAATTGAATACATGGAAGATGATGAAGATGCTATAAAGGGTATAGCAAAGAAAGCTCGCGTTAAAGCAAACTTTCTTAAAGGAAATCATCACTCACATGACGGCCGGGTAGAATATGTTGGAAGTCCAGCGAATATTAAAAAAGCTTTAATTGCTCATCACGGCGATAAAGAAACTGCTGCTGAAGAACATCCAAAGCTTTTTGAATCTACTGTTGAAGAGACTGATGTGCGTCTTATTGCACAGATCTTTAGTGAAGCTAGAGGTAAGAAGTTATCACCAGATGATATCAGAAAAGCTCTTGCATCAGACAAAGCTAAATCAAAAGGTAAGTCTTCAGTATCTCTACGTAAAACACCTTGGGATAAATTTAAAGAAGCTGTTGAAATCGAAACTGATGACGACAAAACTGATGTAGATGATCCAAAGGCAGCTAAAGATAAAAAGAAAAAGCCTGAGAAAAAAGACGTAGATCCTGCGGCAGCAAATGCTCCATCACAAGATGATCGTGCAAATACAGCTGATGAACCTGATCCAACTCCGGTACCTGAAAGAGAACCTGCTCCTGAAAAAGAAGAGCCGGCTCCTGAAAAGAAAAAAGAAAAAATCGTTGTGAAAAAGAAAAGTGAAAAGGAAGAATCAGTGAAAAAAGAATCTTTTAACTGGGATGAGATTTCTGAAATGAATGATGAGCAAGTAGATGCATTCATTGATACATTAGATGAATCTCAACTAGATGCATTTGAATTAGAAATGAACTCGTTGGCTGAAGCAGCAAATCCTGAAGGTGAAGCTGATCAACAAGATAAAGAACAAGGCGAATTCATTAACAAACATAAAAAGGCTATTAAAGTAATTGATCGTCCTGATGCAGATAAGCCTAAAGCGGCTGATGCTACCAAGGCATCTCCTAAGCGTCCTGGCGATAAAACAGACGGTGATAAATCACCCGTTAAACGTATGAAGGATATTCGAAAATGAAAAAAGCAGGTTGGCTAAAAGATGGTATCGCGACTCCTCGCGGTATCGTAACAGCTCATGGAGAAATGCTTAAGCGTCGTAAAATGTCAGAAGCTCAAATTAATGAGTGGAACGGATACGAAGCTAAGGCTCCTACTCCTAAACCAAAGCCAAAGCTTGATCTAGAGTCTATGACAAAGGATCAACTTGAGGCTCTTGGCCGTGAACACGATATCGAACTTGATAAGCGTGAGAAAAAAACATCACTTATCGACGTATTAAAGTACGTAGTTAAACGATAATACAAAGTATAAATAGCTCTATATAACAATTTAATGTAGGGCTATTTAATGCAACTCTTTGATGAACTGAATAATGATAACTTCTTGTTATATGCTTCTAAGTATTATAGCAATAAACAATGTACAGAAGTGGAAGAGTTTTACGAAGACTTAAACCGCTTTAAGTATTTAAAGCGATTATTAAGGCGTTATGAAAGTAACGGCGAATTACAAGAAAGGCTAATACTAAATCATCTTATAGTTTTATTTAATGTGTTTGGTATACAACATGCAAAAAGGATGGTATTCTTTAAAACAGATCCATCATCTCTTTCAGCATTAAAAACCTTTTTAGTATACCTCAATTATTTAAAAGAAGATGAATACGTTGAAATACCATTAGATCTTCGTATTATAAATGTGTTAAGGAATCTATAATGCCAGCAGTATCAAGAGTAGCAGACCTCTACTACACATACCGGTTTATTAAGGTGTTAACTACACCTTGGAAAGATACTGAAGCATACGAATTAGGTCTAATTGATGACAATGGTAAAAGCCTTCGTAAGGCCAAGACATCTGAAGAAAAAGATGCATATACTGTATTCTTTCGTCTTGCCTTTAACTTTAAAAGAATTTTAGAAAAGCTACCATTCGGTAAATCTAGATTATCTTCATATGCTGCTGCCTTGTTTCTACTAAGAGAAGAAACAGGAATGAGTGAAGAAGAAATCAAAGATATTCTTTCTAAAATGGAAATAGATTTTACACCGGAAGTTAAAGAAAATTTCTTTATTCATGAAGAACAGCTGCTTCCTGGCGTATACATATTACACCAAGATATTTTATCACCGAAAACTGCAGAAGCAATTGCTAAGACAGGTACCAACGTATCAGTCGCAGAAGGCACAAAACCTGCCGGTCATATATTAGATATTCCTATATATGAGGTGAGACACTTGGCAACTAAGCAAATGGTCTATGTGACCGCTGGAGATTTATACCGATGAAAAAGAAAAAAGAAGACGTACTACCTGAAGAAGCTCCCGCTAATGCTGTTGCTGGTGGAGGTGTTGATCTATCTCCTGGTAAAAAGGCTAAACTAAAGAAAAAGCCTTTGAAACGCTTTAAGGATTATGTTAAGGAGTAGTATGTGTTTTCATCTATTAAAATAGCATTCGTTTTTATTATATCCAGTGCAGTAGTATCTGGCGGACTATATGTTAAAAAAATGAGAGACGACCTAGAAATTGCTAGGGGTAATGTTGCAAGGATGGAAGTAGCTGTACAAACCAGTGAAGCTTCACTTGTACTTGAAAGATCAGAAAACAGTAGATTAAATGAGCTCAACTCAGAGTTAAGTGTAAATCTTAGACGAGCAGAGCAATACGGTGATGAGTTAAGAAATACTTTACAGAAACATAATTTAACTCACTTGGCCAATATGAAACCTGGCCTTATTCAAAATAGGATGCAAAATGCGACTGATCAATTATGGAACGATCTTGCTGGTATCACTGACCCTGATGGGGTGCAGCTCGATGAGGCCGGAACCGGAGATAGTGACGGTAACTAATACCGTTAAAACTGTTATACCTACAGTACCTCTACCAAAGCAAGTTCAATTAAACGACATTAAGATATATGTCGTATCTACCGAAAATTACGAAGAGTTTAAAGAAGAGTTTGAAGCTAAGAATGGCCCAGATGCCTATATTGCTATCTCAATAAAAGACTATGAAAATTTGTCTCTTAACTTTGCTGAATTGCGAAGATACATAGAACAACAAAAACAAATTATAGTATATTACGAAGATGCTGTAGCACCTGAAGAAAATGAAGAAAATAGCGAATAAGCTGTTTACATCAAGCCATTAATGTGGTATAATATACACATATATTGAAGCGGAGAATTCTATGAATAACAAAATTAACGTCACCAAACGTGACGGTAGAACTGAACCGTTTGATCTAGAAAAAGTACATCGTGTATTAGAGTGGGCAACCACTGATATTGCTTCTGTATCTATTTCTGAGATTGAACTGCGTGCAAACATTCAGTTGTATGATAAAATACCTGCCTATGACATTCATGAACTATTGATTAAGTCTGCTGCCGAATTGATTTCAGAAGCTACTCCTAACTATCAATATGTTGCTGCTCGTTTGGTCAATTACAAGATTCGTAAAGACGTATACAATCAGCATGAGCCTTGGCCTCTTGTTGACATTGTAATTGAAAACGTAGACCGAGGTGTATACGATGGCGCTATCATGGAGAATTATACTGTTGATGAGTTAGAACAACTTGACACATATATTAAACATGACCGTGATGATACATTTACATATGTTGGTATGGAACAATTCCGTGGTAAATATCTAGTACAGGATCGACGTACTAAAACTATATTTGAATCACCTCAAGTATTATATATGTTGGTTGCCGCAACTTTATTTTCAGACTATCCAAAGGAGACTCGCTTAAAATGGGTAAAAGAATACTATGATGATATATCGACGTTCGGGACCTCTTTACCAACGCCTATTATGGCTGGTGTACGTACTTCTACGAGGCAGTTCAGTTCGTGTGTTCTCATTGAGTCAGACGATACGCTTGAAAGCATTAACGCTACAGCAACGTCGGTTGTACGTTATATTTCTAAAAAAGCTGGCATCGGGATTAATGCGGGTAGAATTCGTGCTGTCGACAGCCGCGTCGGTGATGGTTCGATTGTACATACGGGCCTCATCCCGTTTCTAAAATACTTTTCTGCTGCAGTCAAGTCATGTTCCCAAGGTGGTGTTCGTGGTGGTGCAGCTACAGTATATCTTCCTGTTTGGCATCTTGAGTTCGAAGATCTTGTAGTACTTAAAAACAATAAAGGTACTGAAGAGAATCGTGTACGTCAAATGGATTATGCATTCCAATTCAATAAAACAATGTATGAGCGCCTATTGACTGGTGGTAATATTACACTGTTCTCACCAGGTGATGTACCAGACCTATATGAAGCATTCTTCTCTGACCAAGATAAGTTTAAGACTTTGTATGAGAAGTATGAACGTGCAACAAGCATCCGTAAAAAGGTATTGCCTGCTATTGAGGTATTCTCTCAATTCTTAACAGAGCGTAAAGATACTGGTCGAATTTATCTAATGAATGTAGATCATGCAAATGAGCACGGATCATTTATTCCCGAACTTGCACCTATTAGACAATCTAATTTGTGTACTGAGATCGATCTACCTACAAAGCCTTTACAAAATGCTGATGATCCTGATGGTGAGATTGCGTTATGTACGCTCAGTGCTATTAACTGGGGAATGATTAACGATCCAAAAGATTTCGAAAAACCTTGTACTCTTGCTGTTCGTGCACTAGATGCATTACTTGACTATCAAGAATATCCTATGGCTGCTGCTCAAATCAGTACCATGAATCGTCGTCCTTTAGGTATCGGTATTATCAACCTTGCATACTTTCTTGCAAAACGTGGTCTTAAGTATAACGATGAAGCATTGTCAGTTATCGATGAATATGCTGAGGCATGGTCATACTACTTAATTAAAGCTTCTGCTGATCTTGCCGAAGAAAAAGGCGCATGTCCTAAATCAAATGAAACAAAATATCATCATGGACTTCTTCCTATTGATACATACAAGAAAGAGGTAGATGAACTAACTCCACATAAAGAACGTATGCCTTGGAAAAAACTAAGAGAACAAATTAAGAAAACCGGTATTCGTAACTCTACATTAATGGCACTTATGCCTGCCGAAACTTCTGCACAAATTAGTAACTCTACTAATGGTATTGAACCACCTCGTGCCTTGGTATCTTATAAAGGTTCTAAAGATGGTGTTATGGCACAGGTTGTTCCTGGCTATCATCACCTTAAAAATAAATACGACCTATTGTGGGATCAAAAGTCTCCAGAAGGTTATCTCAAAGTTTGTGCTGTATTACAAAAGTATGTCGATCAAGGTATCTCGGTTAATACGTCATATAACCCAGAGCACTTTGAAGAAAATAAAGTACCTATGTCACAATTGATTACTGATATGGTTACGTTCTATAAGTATGGTGGTAAACAGCTATATTATAATAATACACATGATGGATCTGGCGAGATGAAAGATGATACGCAAACCGAACTAACACGTTCAGATTTTAATACTGATACTGAATATGATGATTATTGCGATAGCTGCACAATATAGGAGATAGTGAATGTCAGTTTTTGAGAAACAAGAAAAGTCCCACATGAATTCGTTAATGTTTTTTGATGGTGGTGTGGACATTGCAAGGTATGACCAAGTTCAAAACCCTGCATTGGAAAAGATTACCGAAAAAATGTTAGGGTTCTATTGGCGACCTGAGGAAGTGGATGTATCTAAGGATCGTTCAGACTTCTCTAATCTTACTGATTTTGAAAAACATATATTCACATCTAATCTAAAACGTCAAATCTTGTTAGACTCAGTTCAAGGACGTGGACCAACAGAAACGTTTATGCCAGCAGCTTCTGTTCCAGAGATTGAACCATTAGTTATGGCATGGGCTTTCTTTGAGACAATCCATTCACGTTCTTATACACATATTATTCGTAATGTATATGCTAATCCATCAAAGGTGTTTGATGAGATGCTTGACATTGAAGAGATTGTTGACTGCGCAAAAGACATATCAGGTTACTATGATTCATTCATTGATTACCAAAAATGGTATGATCTATTAGGTGAAGGTAAGCATAAAGTAAATGGTAAAACTGTTATTATTAGTAAGTATGAACTAAAGAAACGTTTATGGATTGCATTGAATTCTATCAATATTCTTGAAGGTGTACGATTCTATGTGTCATTTGCATGCTCATGGGCTTTCGCCGAACTAAAGAAGATGGAAGGCAATGCCAAGATCATTAAGTTCATTGCTCGGGATGAGAATACTCACCTAGCTGCTTCACAAACAATTATTAAAGCTCTTCCTAAAGAAGATCCTGACTTTGAAAAGATTCGTAGTGAATGTTCAGAACAAGTGACTGGTATGTTTGTTGCTGCTGTGGATCAAGAAAAAGAATGGGCTGATTACCTATTTAAAGATGGTTCTATGATTGGTTTAAACTCAAAGCTTTTATCAGACTATATTGAATGGATTGCTAATAAGCGTATGAAAACTCTTGCAGTCGCATCTCCTTATAGTACTCCTCAGGCTAATCCACTACCATGGACAGAGAAATGGATCGGTGGCGGCAATGTACAAGTTGCACCACAAGAAACAGAAATTAGTTCATATGTTATCGGTGGCGTTAAACAGGATGTTAATGAAGATACATTTAAAGGTATGTCTCTATGATTGTAATCTATAGTAAAGATAATTGTCCTTTCTGTATTAGGGCAATTAAGTTAGCTGAAGATAAGAATTTTAAATATACAGTTCTTAAAATTGGTGATAATATTACAGAACACGATTTCTTAGATAAGTTTCCTAATGCAAGGACAGTCCCTCAGATTGAAAGTGTGAGCTCTGACGGAAACGAATATATAGGTGGATACGCAGAATTTGATCACTGGGTATTATCTAAAGCATTAGGAGGAATGACAATATGATACAATGCTATCACTGCGGAACTGAATTTAACGTAAAATTTGATGATCGAGATGCTGTAATAGAATACTGCCCAGCTTGTGGAATCAATCTAGATGCCGAAGAGGCAAAAGAGCAACTAGATTTTAACTTTGATGGAGACGAATAAATAGACTAAAGTGATAACAATGGTCTATTATGAATACTTGGAAATATAAAGGTAAAGCCTTTACAACAGAAGACATTGGTGACTATGTAGGATTTGTTTACATAGTCACTGATAATGATAACGGAATGAAGTATATCGGTAAGAAAAACTTCTATTCAAAAACAAAGCTTAAACCCTTAAAGGGACAAAAGCGCAAACGTACTAAAATAACTGAATCCGATTGGACAACTTATCACGGCAGCTCAGAAGAAGTAAAGACTCTTCTTGAGGAACATGGTGATAAAAGATTTAGTCGTGAAATACTGCATCTCTGTATGGGTAAGGGAGAAATGTCCTACCTTGAGATGAAAGAACAGATTATCAGAGATGTATTACTTAAGCCAGACGAATACTATAATGCCTTTGTCGGCGGTAAAATACATCGCAATCACGTAAAAAACTTGTGTACATCCTCTAAAAAATAGTGTATAATGGTACAATAATGAATGATGATGAAAACGATAATGTAATACCTTTCCCATATGGTGAGATTAGAAATCCTATCATAGAACCTCGTCCTGACGATGAGATGGATATGGCTGGTGAATGTATTCAAGAGATACTTATGACGTTGTCAGAGTATGGATACAATCCTAAGTTTGATCCAGCGTTCTTTAGAGATATGGGATGTATAATGAATTTGATATATGGTGCACTTGTTAGGAAAGAAACCCCTGATTATCCATTCGTTGAGATCTTAGATATCATACATGAAATGATAATGGAGACAAGAAATAAATGATAATTATTGATTATAATGGAATAGCGATGGGTAACATTATTGTTAACCAAAAAAGAATGGATATGAATGAAGACACTATTCGTCATATGATTTTAAACTCTATTCGTATGCATGTTAAAAAGCATAAGGCTGAATACGGACAAGTAGTGATTGCATGTGATGGAGGATCCTGGCGTAGAGATGTGTTCCCTCAATACAAATGGGCACGTCGTAATAACCGTACAGAATCAAGTCTAGACTTTGATCTGATCTTTAAATGTCTTAATATGGTACGTGATGAAATCGCTGCTAATATGCCTTACAAAGTTGTGTATATTCCTAATGTAGAAGCTGATGATATTATTGGTACATTGGTTGAGCAAACACAAGAATTTGGCCAGCATGAGGATATAATGATTATATCAGCTGATAAAGACTTTATCCAACTTCAGAAGTATGGTAATGTTAAGCAGTATTCACCAATGACTAAAAAGTTTATCAAAGATGATAATCCTCACAATTACTTGTTTGAGCATGTACTAAAGGGTGATAGCTCTGATGGTATTCCTAATGTATTGAGTGGAGATGATACCTTTGTAGAAAGTATTCGCCAGTCACCTATGACTAAGAAGAAGATACAAGAATACGTTGATAACGCAGAGAACCTAGAATCATATATGACTGCTGAAGTATATCGAAACTATAAACGAAATCAATTGTTGGTTGATCTTGCATATGTTCCAACTGAGATTAAAAAATCTATTATAGATACATCAGAAGCTGTTAAGGTACCACATAGGATGAAGATCTTAAACTACCTTATTAAGAACCGCTGTAAACTATTAATTGAATGCATTGAGGATTTTTAATGATAAATGAAAATATTAACCGGCCGACTCTACATGAGATTTTTACTAAAGTAGCCGAAGCTAAAACACGTGAAGATAAGAGTAAGATGCTAAAGCATTATGATACTCCTCATGTACGATACTTTTTAAAAGGTGCATTTGATGATTCCATTGAATGGCTAATACCGAAAGGTACACCTCCATATAAAGAAACAACACTAAAAGAAGCAGACCATGTGCGTAAGCATATTGTTAAGCGATTTAAGTTCTTTGTTAAAGGCGGGCCAAAGGTTAAGTCAGAAACACACAGAGAAGTAATGTTTATTCGTATCCTAGAGTCAATTGATCCTGAGGATGCTAAGCTTCTTATTCTATGTAAGGATAGAGAGTTCACTGGTAAGTACAAAGGACTAACAAAAAAATTAGTATCAGATACTTTCCCAGGACTAATCAAAATGTGAATTTGTATAAATAATTCTATGAAGAACAATAATAATGTTTTCATAGCAAACTCAAGGATCGCCCATATTGTGGGACGGTCCTTTTTTATTTTGAACTAGGATAAAGGAGAATTGACATCTTAACCCGTCGTAAACCATCAACGAGGAGAAAAGATCACGTGTTATATGGACCCCAGATCGAGCGTCTAAAAAAGGATTCCAACGAGCTCAAACACTATATCAAAAGATTAGAGAAAGAAGGTAACGATCTCCTAGCATTTAAACTACAAAAGAAAGCAGCGTATCTCTCATCACGAATTGACGATATGAGAGAATATACTTCAACCGCAAAATAAAAGGTGTACAAAGTCCTCACTTTATGGTATAATATAAATAATCGTAAAGTGAGGATTTTTAATGGAAAGATACATCAAGCTATATAAAGATGTCATAGAACCTGGTATCTGTGACTCAATGATTGAACTATTTAATCAGCAGGACTCCGTACAACGTAGTAGTCCTATCATGAATTTTACAGAAATAAATTTAAACCAAAACAAAGAAGTATGGGGTCAGTATACTGACTACCTAACGTATAACTTTAAACAAGTGCTAGAACAATACCGTACTGAGTTAGAGATTACAACTTGGCCGGAAAAATACGCATTTGAAGAAATAAGGATGAAGAAATATGAACCTAATATTGGAAAATTTGATCAACACGTCGATGTGGGCGATTACAGCTCTGCTCGTCGTTTCCTTGTGTTTTTTGCTTATCTCAATGACGGTGTGGGTGGCGAAACGTCTTTCGACACGATGGGGATTACTGTACCTCGTAGTGCTGGGAGCGTTCTTGTATTTCCACCACACTGGACATATCCTCACACCGGTCGAGTATGTAGAAATGATCCAAAGTACATCATAGGATCTTACCTACATTATGTCTAATCAAACTGTGAAAGAAAAGATACGCCAGCGTAGATCACAGATGCTGGTGCATTCTTGCTTATATTATGAAATGGATGAATCTATTGTGTCCGATGATAAGTGGCAGCAATGGGCAAATGAACTTGCCTTGCTTCAGACTGAAAATCCTAATGATTGTAATATAGGCTTTTATGATAAAGAGTTTGAAGATTGGACCGGAGCATCTGGTGCTTTCTTACCATTGAATGATCCTAAGGTAAGAAGTAAAGCTGCGTATATATTAAAAATAAGTGAAAATAACTATGTACAAACCGATCCAGATGTGGTACAATATACAGGTACATTAGAGGAGTTTATATCATGAATTTATTCGTATTGGACAAGGATCCAGTTAAGGCAGCACAGCTACAATGTGACAAGCATGTGGTCAAGATGATTGTAGAAGCAGCACAAATGTTATCTACCGCACATCGTATGCTTGATGGAACTGAAACACGCAAGCCATCAAAGTCTGGTAAGACTATGGTAAAATACTATGAGCTTGACAATAGGATTAATGAAGATACTATGTACAAAGCTGTACATTTTAATCACCCATGTACTATATGGACACGCGAATCTCTACAAAATTATATGTGGCATTATGATCACTTCATGGCGTTATGCCGCGAGTATCAATATAGATATAATAAGGTTCATTATACGCAACAAATCTTGGAAAATGTTTTATCCGTTGCACCTAAGAATATTCCTAATGTTGGGCTTACACCGTTTCGACTAGCAATGGATCATGAACCTCAATGCAAAATGGAAGATCCAGTCTTATCATATCAAGAATATTACAAGACTAAAAAGCACCGGTTTAAAATGGTTTGGACAGGTCGTGATATTCCACAGTGGTTCGGAGGGACAATGAACTATGTTTAGTAAAGAATGTAAATTACATTTAGAAGAAGCAGACATGTCAAGATGGCAACACTTTAAACATGCTTGCAAGATTAGCTGGCGTTTAGAAAAAGCAGCATGGGCAGTATTCATCCATGCATTTGCGCCTCGTTATTTTAAAACAAAAGCAACTGACACTTGTGTTGCTATAGCAAAAGAGAATAAGAGGATCTAATGTGGACATTAGTTTTAATAGTATTAATTTTTAATACCGAAACAAAGGTATTAGAACCTACAGTAATAGCCAGCAAATCATTTAAAGGAATGTATCAGTGTTTTGCTGCACGTGATGTATTAGGACATCAGTATACTGGGGTTTATGGTAAATTTCCTGCAGGTGGACAGGCTGTTTGTATTTCTAATCCTGTCGGTGAACCAACTTAATGCATGAATTATATCATGAATATATACTTCGTAGGGAAAAAGAACTACGTGAATCTAAACAGGAAAATGATATGCCAACATATACTTTGAAAGATACTAAGACAAATTCAACATGGGATGTTATTTGCTCGTGGGATGAATTGCAAACAACTCTAAATGAAATGCCTGATTTAGTTCATGTAATTGGTATGCCAAAAATTGTGCATGAGCGTGGTACTAATATGAAAGTAGATGATGGTTTTCGTGAAGTAATATCTAAAGTAAAAGAGAAGCACCGCGTTAATAACATTAAGGATTACTGATGCCTTTTGAATCTAAAACATCAATGCGCAAATTAAAACTTGATGATATGATACAGATTGAACCTCTAACTGATAACCAGAAAGAGGTTTTTCACGCATACAGTAGAGGCGATTCTTTAGTCTTATCTGGTTCAGCTGGAACAGGAAAAACGTTTATTGCAATGTCACTTGCATTAGAAGATGTTCTAGACAAAGAAACTGCATATGATAAAGTAATCGTTATTCGTTCTATTGTACCTACAAGAGATATTGGTTTCTTACCTGGCACTGAAGAAGAAAAGAAAGATGCATACACCGGGCCATATCAGTCTATATGCGCCGAACTGTTTGAACAGGGTGAAGCATGGAAAAAACTACAAGGTGCTGGTACTGTTGATTTTCAGTCAACTTCGTTTATTCGTGGTATCACATTTAATAACGCAATCATCATTATAGATGAGATGCAAAACTTAAACTTTCACGAGCTTGACTCTGTAATTACACGTGTAGGGCAAAATTGCCGATTTGTTATGTGTGGTGATTACTATCAGTCAGACTTCGATAAAGAAAAAGATAAGAATGGTATTGTAAAGTTCCTGTCTATTATTGAACAGCTTAAGAAGTTTACAATAGTCGAATTTGGATGGCAGGACATTGTGCGTTCGTCGTTTGTACGTGATTATATTATGACCAAGGAGATGATGAAGGTTAATGAATAAAAGGATTTTTAAACATGAAAAGGTTGATCTTGGATACGAAGATCTTATTGCTGAAACTGGTGCCAGCGGCAGAAAGTATGCTGCTCCCGATGGTAATCGTTATCCTTCTGTTACTACAGTACTGTCGATACTAAATGAAGAATTTATCCAGCGCTGGCGGGCACGTGTGGGAGAGGAAGAAGCAAATAAAGTTTCTCATCGAGCGTCCACACGTGGCACGGCTGTGCATGAATGTATAGAAAAATATTTAGATAATGATGAGAATTATGCCGAAGGTTATATGCCAAACATCATTGATAATTTTAATGCAGTTAAACCTGTATTAGATGAACGTATTGGTACTATATACTTACAAGAGGCAGCACTATATTCTCAACATCTAGGTTTAGCAGGACGTGTTGACTGCGTAGGTGAATTCGATGGTGTGCTATCGATAATTGATTTTAAGACTTCTAAAAAGATTAAGAAGAAAGAATGGATTACCAATTACTTTATTCAAGAATCAGCATATGCAATCATGTGGGAAGAACGTACAGGAACTCCTATTGTTAATCTAGTTACTATAATTACAGTAGATAATGAAGAGCCTCAAGTATTTGTGGAACATCGTGACAACTGGGTACCAAAGCTATTGGAGACAATAAATGAATATAAGAGGCGAAAAATCTTTAGAAACTAGAGCCAAGCAGAACATTGGCATTTGTTGTGAAACCTTATGTGATCGTGAACCAGTTGAACAATATATAAAACAACTTGAGGAAAAGATTGCTTATTATGAAGCATTAGAAAAAGAAAGATACGAAAAAGGTTAGGAGACGCCATGTCAGATATATTTGATTTCGGATTCACAGCAGTTGATGAATCGGAATTAGAATCAGTACAAAAAGCACAAGCAGAGATAACTACAACATCTGAAAGTGCACAACATGTGGAAGATAAATTAAACAAGCTATATAATGCTATACTTCCATTGTTAACAAACTTAAAAAAGAATCCTGAGAAGGACTACATCTATTGGCCAAATCGTGTGGGCAAGGTAGATGAATTTGAAGATATGATCACGAAAATTGTAAAGGACTAATTATGGCACTTGGATTAAAAGCAGAACATCTAGCTAAGATGATCCCAGGAAACAAGAATGTAGATGAGTGGCATGAAGCTCTCATGAAAGTATTACCTAAATATGGTATTACTAGTAAACGACGTGTTGCTCATTTTGTGAGTCAATGCGCGCACGAATCAAACAACTTTCGATCACTTAGTGAGAATTTAAACTATAGTGAAAAAGCATTGAATGCAGTATTTGGACGATACTTTGGTTCACCACCTAAACGTGATGCTGCTGAGTATGCACGTAACCCTGAGATGATTGCTAACTATGTTTATATGGATGAATTCCGTAAATATAAGATGGGCAATGTAAAAGAAGGTGATGGTTGGTTATTCCGTGGTCGTGGACTAAAGCAGCTTACTGGACGTGAGAACTATACACGATTTGGTAAGACTGTTGATATGTCTGCAGAAGAAGCAGCTGAATATGTTGGCACATTCCAAGGCGCTATCGAATCTGCATGCTGGTTCTGGGATGCAAACAATCTAAACGATATTGCTGATACAGATGATGTTACTAAAATGACACGTAAGATTAATGGCGGTAAGATCGGTTTAGCTGATCGGCAATCACGATACGTTAAATGTATGGCGGTACTTGGCGAACCTATTAAATTAGATGATCCTGATGATAAAGATGACGAAGTCGATATCGAAGACATAGGAGTCTTACGCAGAGGATCTCGTGGACCTGGCGTTAAAATGATGCAGGAAGCATTAGGACTTGTTGGGCCTGATGGTATCTTTGGTCGTGGAACTGAACAAGCAGTTAAACGATGGCAATCAGAGCAAGGACTAGATCCTGACGGAGTAGTTGGTCCTAAGTCACTTGATAAGTTATTTAACGATTAATAAAAAGCCGGGATTACTCCCGGCTTTCTCTTTTACCACTTCTCTTCTTTTTTAACAGAAGCTGAAGCATCTTTTGATTTTACATAAGCTTCTTTACCAAAGAACGCAGCAACTAATGCAGCGACAGAGACAAAGTATGTAGGAGCAATATCACTTAAAGCATCAACCGCTGATTGTAAATCTGCAATTGCAGATATGATCATCGCGAGTGGATACAATAGCATTCCGCTCAATGCAAACCAGGCCATATGCCGTTGTGCATCTTCTTTTTTATCTTCATTTTCTAATCTAATTAATTTTTGATCCATTTCAAACTCCGCATCAGTGACAACACCGTCACCATCCAAATCATATTTTTCATATTTACTTTCTTTTTGTAGTTTTTTATTTGCCATCGGCATCTTCCTTTTTTGTAAACACGTACGATATTAATTTACGTTTATATTCTGGGTTAAGTACTCCTTCTTTATACATTAGAACTGGACTTCGATATTTAGGGTTTTTGATCTTATACCTTGATTCTTTATGCCTAAATATTTCAGGTTTACTGTCTTTTGTCATTTTGTTGTAGCACGGAATATTCCGTCCCAATCTTCAGGTAGATAGATCTTGTGTAAGCATATATTCACAGCGTTCAATCCACATATCATAGTATCCATCCATCTTACCATCAAAGTGTCCCTTTAGCATTACACATAATGTTATTGCTTTTCTAAAGCTCTGTTCTTTATATTGTTTCATCATGTCATCATGATAGCGTTTACTGATATTATATTTAGGCTTAACATCATCTAGTGCAGTATAAATTCCTATTCCCACACTCTTACCTTTAACAGCAAGATCGTCTAATTTTAAATAAAAGAAGTCGTCATAGGTTAACGCGTACGTTGCTTCACCGATGAGGAGGACCATCCCATATTCTTTACACTTTGATTCAATCCTTGCTGCTGTAGATACTGCGTCGCCAAGAACGTCATACGAATGTCTCCTTGTGCTACCCATTTCACCAAGGTACCCCAAACCAGTATTAATGCCAGCACCCATACCCACTGGAGGGCGGTTATCTCGTTGTAATGTCTCATTAAATTTCTCCACTGCTTTAAGCATTTTAAAAGCCGTTTGTACGGCAGTCTTTGGATGATTAGGATCATTAATTGGTGCATTGTGTATATGCATTGATGCATCACCAATATATTTAATAACCATACCATCTGAATCTAATATAGGCTGAGTAATAGCATCCATATATCCATTCATAATTTTTGTTAGACCCTTCACATCATCTCCGAATGATTCGCCAAGAGGAGTAAATCCACGTAGGTCAGAAAAGCAAATAGAAACTTCTTTCTTCATACCATCTTTGATTAATGCAGGATCTTCTTGTAATAGTCTGACAACTGTAGGAGAAGCATAACCAGCAAACTGTTTCTTGATCGCTTGTTTCTCAAGGAACTCACGAACGAACTTTATACCATATACTTGCAATCCTATAAGAACAAAGGTTACCAAAAGAGCGCTGGCGTCTAGGAGAATTTTCTCAGCTATATAAACATACACTGAAAGCGGCACCAGCGCTATTGTGAGCACTGAAGTCGTTAATATGCCTAATATCATCCATCTACTTAACAGAATGATCAATAAACCGCCGCTGAAAAGCGCAAAAAGCTCGATTTGAGCGGCCCAGTCAGGCCTTTTGATGTTTGTTCCAGCGAACATTGTACCTAAAACTGCGGCCTGGGTTTGACCTGAAAACACTGAACCTGTGGCTGTAGGAATTGGGTTAGAAATGCCGGCTGCAGTAACATCTACTATGACAACCGCTCCACCAAAGTCATTTGGTAGATTTGCAACAGATACACTCTTAGATTTCTGTGACCAATCAATCCATACACGACCTTCGTTATCGGTTGGTATAATACCGAACTGTGGGATCCTCATCTTCTCTACACCATTTGGTTGTAGCTTAATTTGGAAGCTTGGATCTCCGGCAATTACTCTTAATGTTTCTAGTGCTAATGAAGGATATAAAACTCCGTCTACAACTGCAACAGTTTGCATACGTCGTACAACACCATCAATTTCAGGTTCTGTACTTACGATACCAGATCCAACTGCATTGAATTCAACATCTGGGATATTAGCAATGATACCTTCATATGGTAATATAGATCCTAAATATTCTGGATTAATAATAGCCGCACCAGGATTAATAGCTTCGTTAACACTCTTATCTGATGGCCTAGTTGCAACAACGACAGGATAGTCATATAATGTATTGCCTAAATCAGTATCACCACCGAAGCGATCTGGTTCTGGCATCATGATATTCCATACAACTAAACCAGCGCCACGGTCGTATATGTCTTTAATAATATCTGCATATATGTTTCTTGGAAAGGGATATTGTCCATACTTCTCTAACGCAGCTTCATCTATCTCTGCAACATAAATATTATTCTCTACAGGTTCTTGATTTGTAATCAGCGTATCAAAATAATTGAGTTTAACACTTTGAATAAAATTAGATGGTACAGCAAACATATATGTTAATATTGCCAGTGTAAGTAATGCCCACCAGGGACTTAATAATCTTTTCATTGTATCCTCAATATTGTGTTATATTTACTGCGCAACCATTTGAATTTGTACAATACTGTGATAAACTGTAACTTTGTGCCGTTGAACTATTTTGTTCTAACGATATGTTACTTCCGTATAATCCATCCACATTAATGTATGCTGTGTGTGCTCCGCTTCCGTGTTGTAGTACACTAACATTACTATCGTCAGCGTATACCCAAACTTCTGCATCTTTACTTCCACTACTACCTTGTGTTATTTCAACATCAACGTTATCTACGTAATAGATAACTGCCCAAGCACTGTGTGGGCTGTTGTCTGGATTGCGTTGGCCAATGCGTAGATTGTTGTTGTCGCCGATTACTCCGGCGTGTGCATAGTGTCCTGAGTATTCTGTCGCATCACTTCTTACACCGTTGCCGCCTAGGTTATCACTGCCTTGACGTATTTCTACATTATTATTGTCGCCAGCAACTACTCCTATTTCAATTACATTATTGCTTGTGCCATCACTGTGCTGTTGATCCAGTATAACAGTTTGATCATCACCATTAAACTCTGTGTTCCAAAAGGCTTCTTTAACAACATTGTTGCCGCCTTTTTGCACGATAGTGAGATCAAAGTCGTCACCAATCTGTGTTATTGTTATATCATTAGCCCAACAATTACTGCTGGTTAATACTGATATTATTGTTAGTGCTTTCGCCCAACCTATATCCATAATACTCCCAGTCCCCCTGCGTAATATCAAGGCTATAACCATGTCCTTGATTTAATTTAAGCGATG